GCTGAAAAAATGAATCAAGAGGGAGCAACTGGTGGTATATGGGATCAAGCGATGCAAAAGGCTGGTCTTCTACAATACACATCAGATGGCTTTAGAGAATTCTCCAGTTATGCATGGGATCAACATTTGCTATCTTCTTATGGGCACGAGGAGAAAGTCGAGCGGATTATCGAGCGTTGGATGCAAAAATGGATGCAAACAGGATTGAAACTAGAGCGATAATTGATGCAAACAGGATTGAAACACAACAAAAAATAGAATCTTATCGAGTCGAAACTCGAGCGATAATAGATGCAATCCATCAAGAAATGAAAGACTTTCACATGCGACTGTATTCCATTGAAGAGAAGAACAAAAAAGAGAACATATGAGTCACTTGGAATTCATGGTTTTGTGGCTTACGATGCTTGGTGGGTTCTATCTATTAGATGGAAAAATTGAGCGTCAATCTGCACGCACAGATAAGTTATATGAGATGTTCATTGACGTTGTTCGAAATAGAAATTAAAACATTTTTAACAAGGAACAAAAAATGAAGATAATCTAAATCACTCCAAGTCTATCCCTTCATCTTTCAAGTATTTGTTCATCGATTCTGTTGCAGCCTTGAAAGATTTTGGGGATGATCTACTTAAAGCATATAATGCACGAATGGTTATGTTTTGGAATTTTTGATCTGTAAGAGACTTCTCGGCTATTCTTTTTGCCACAGCTGTGCCGCCTTTGATTCCAATCACTTTTGCTAATCCAATCCAATCGCCACTAAAAATGTGATACATTGATGCAAGATTTCCACCTTTCTGTAGAACGTTTTCCACTGTAAATTGACTTGTGGCATTCCATGCTTTATCGAAATCTTTGATCTCTTTTCCGGTTTTGGATATCAATTTAAGGTTTCGTGTCTGACTTTCACCCAAGACTTTTTCCATTAATTCAACGTTATCGGCCTTGTCAAACACCTTGTTAAATTTTTTGTAGTCGATTCCATCTTGCGTTGTAGCCTTTTGAATCAAATCATGTACGTCTTCTGCCTGATAGGCTCTTTGAACGCCTTTGTTGACCTTGTCAAACTGTTCTGCAAGCACTTCACCTTTTGGGCCATTCGCTTTAAGTGTATCTTTAATTCCGTTTTTTACTTGTGTAATCAGGCGATCTTTTTGTGAGCGACCCATCCAAGAACCCATTGAGTTCAATTCTTTATAGAAATTGATCAACACTTCAGTACTGGGTGCTTGTTGTGTATCTGCTGATACTTGTTTCAGCCTTTTAATAAGCTCTTGAGCTTTCTCGTTTGATCCAAAGCCCTTTTCAACTGCTTTGATAACGGTATTTGCGGACTCTACAAATGGATTAACATTTTTCAATGCCAAAGTAGATGCCTCTTCGACCACTTGTCCATACGCATCAGATGCCATTTGATGTACGTATTTCGTTCCATGTTCAATACCGGGAATCTCTGCTGATAGAATATCTGACACTAATTGATCAGAACGCTCCACAACATCTTCAAAGGCTTGTTTTGTTCTTTCACTTTTAGATGCAAACTTGGCAGCCTTTCCGCCCTTGTTGGCGGCGTTGATTGCCAATGTGATGTCTTGTTCTGTATAGCCAAGTTCACGCAGATGATTGATTTTATCTTGCACTTGTTTTTTAGACGCGCTAACCAGTTCTTTTCCAGCCCCACGGCCTTGAGTGAGAATCAACGTGGCAATCTCTGATGCAACTTGAGCTAATGGACCACCACCCATCTCTTCAACAGTTTGTCCAACGCTACCAGCTGCCACGGCGGGTATTGGATTGACTTGGCCAAATGCAAGACCACCACCATACAATTTACCCGCTCGTGATGCGTATTTACCAGCAGTTGTTTCTGCTTCGCCGGGACCACTAATTGCTTCGTTTAGAGACGAAAGATCTTTCGATGTTGGTAAATAGAATGGGACTTGGCGATCAGAATCTTCACCAAGAGCCATTATGTCGGCTAAGTTCTCTTGGTATCCAGGCTGTTGTGATCGCTGTAGAATCTCAATGTCTTTGTCTATGCGTTGTTTTTCTGATGGGTCTTTATTCAGTCCAGTAAGATCTAAAAGATCACCATATGCCCCCCCAGCACCAATCAATGCACCCTTGGTGAATTGTTTGGCGACATCTTTAGCAATCTCTACCGGTGCTGTTTTCTCTTGTTTCTTTTGAGCTTTAGCTTTTTTTGTCTCTGCAATCTCTACTTCATTGGGTCGAAATTCTGCAAATGGATCTAAGTCATTATCTTTTTGATCATCTGTTAATGGTAATTCTTGTCGTGCCGCCTGTGGACGAAACTCTAGAAATGGATCAAAGTCGCTGTCATCTTGTTGTATCATGATAATGTTGCTCCATTTTCTTCAGCGAATTTAACCTTATTGGCTGGAACATGTAATGGCCTGCGTTTGTTGTCGTACATCAACACTTTTCCATCTGGCACATTCTGAATTGCTTCGTATTCAGCTGCAACAGTCTTCAATTCGCTTGAAAGCTTTTTAGACTGTTTCGCAAATTCATCATTCACACGACTTTGCAATCTAGTTGGAATTTCTCCATTGTTGTCTTCAATGATCTTTTTAGTGATATCAGCATATAATTTATCGTAACGCAATGCCAATTTCTCTTTTTCTAATATTCGTTCATTGGCTTCTTTGCTGAAACGTTCACTGATGGTTGCGTCTCTAAAGAATCCGAACTCCATTTGAGAAATCTGTGAACCGATAACGTTTTTAATTCCCTGATTCTTTACGGACTCTTTTGCATAACTGGAGAATTCTCTAAAGCCATCTGATGTGTATTGTAGAAGACCAGCCTTTTGCATCGCTTGATCCCATAAACCACCCGTTGCGCCCTCTTGATTCAACTTTTCAGCGGCTTGCAATGTTTCTTCACGGTTAAATAAAGTTGGAATCTTTTCCACTTGTTCATTAGCAAAATTAAAGTCTTGTTGAGCCTGTTTCTTGTTAATCTCACTGGCACGATCGTTAACAAGATTAGCCTCTTCTGCGTATGCCTTGGTTTCCGCTGTTGCATTCTCTTTAGAAACACCCGCATCAGTCAACATCTGATATTTCTTTGGAATCGATGCTTTCTCGAAATCGGGACTTTTTCTTATGGATTGAATTTTCTGTAATTGATCTTCATCAATTGGCTGACTTGCTTGTGTCTTTTTTGGGACTTTCAGTTGTGCATTCAATGCTTTGTCTTTTTCTGTAATGGTCTTCTGTATTTCATTGAGTGTTTGTTGAGTCTGTAATCGTTTCATTGGAGAAATATTGCTTTTCTGCAATCCAAGTTGTAGATCTTCCCATGCATTTGCATCTTGTCGATTCTGTTGATATTGGCCAATCAAATTGCCAATCTGTTGATTCTCTTGCTTGTCTTTGTATTCTGATCCCAACTTAGAGAAGAATTCTGACACACCAGATGGCTCACGTTCATTTCTTGTGGTGTCTATAACTTGTAATTGTGGCATAATCTAACCTTGTTTCGGCTTGAATGAAGACATGATACTTGTTAATTGATCACGCATATCTGGTGTGACAGACTCTAATATCCTGTTAATATCAAATCCACTGTTTGGGGCAGATTTATCGTATGCAAAAGTTTGGCGATTCTGAAAATCTTGTAGTCCTTGTTGTTTGGCGCCTTTTGCATTTTGTTCTTGTCCATATAGATATTGTGCACGCTGTGCATCTAATCCCTGTTGAACATCTCTGGCTAATCTAGACAATGCATCACCCGCATATGAACTGGACATCAGGCCTTGATTGCGAAATTGACCCGTAACACTTGGCGCTAATTCTTCTTGGAATTTCTTATATGCGGGATTGGCAATGGTCTTGTTAAACACATCGTTGGCGCCTTCTGGATTGTAATTGTACATGTCAGCCAACGGCCCTTGACCAGTTAATCCTTGGTATTGCTGCTCATTTAATTGTTGTTGGCGCTTGTCCATAGTCGACAGCTTTTTACGCTTTTTACGGCCACCACCAAACAAGCCTGCAATACCACCTAGAAGTCCACCCGCAACACCGCCAATTGGTCCACCCATCGCAAATCCAGTACTTGCACCGCCCAAAGCACCACTGGCGCCACTTGTATAATCAACAGCCATAATAAACCTCTTGTAAAGCCGCTTTACATCACGTAATCAATGTCCACACAACAGCGTTTGGTGATGTTCTGGACGTCATAATCCATGCGGCATTTGTATCTGTTCGTATTGTGATGTCGCCAACCGAAAAGAATGAATTGCGTTGATCATTTGCCGCTGGATTGGCACCAGAGATGATGTTTTTCTTTGCTAAATTGTTAATCGCATTGGCAATATCGGTGTACATCTCATCCAATTGTCGTGCCAAATATGGCATCTGATCGGATAATTCACGGCCAAAGTTCTTCTTAAGTGGTAAATTTGAACTCATACAATCCTACCCAACGGTTGGAATCCAGGCATCATGGCATGAACTTGAATCTTGGCACCGGCTTGGTTGTTTCGCATTCTAAATTGCAAGAATTGTGCCGTTTGATTGATCCAAATTTTCACCCATTTCTTCGACCCAGTCTGATTGTTGATATTGGAACAGTCGACTTTGTATGTGCGCGGTGGGTTGGTATCTTGTGTGTAATCGTTGGTGATAATGTCGATGTCTATAAACGCTTTTTCTGGATCGCCTGCTCCATCTGTAAGATGCGTTGCTGCTACGCTTACATAGAAATACAGCCAGCCACATCTCAATTTCTTGTCTGAATTTATCCACGGATTCAATTTCTTGGACAATGCGATCAATTGAATCGTTTTAGCCGCACTTCCACCACTTGTATACGCACTGAATCCAGTTGTGTCTATTTCCACATCGAACACATTGTAGGCTGTGGGTATAGCTTTGATTGCGGCTTGTTTGTCGTTTATCTCTACCATTCCACCAACAGACTCAAAGACAATGTAATCGCCAATATTGTAATTGTTCCAATCCGTTGTCACACGAACGGTTCTAGTGTCAATCACAGACATGGCTCTTATTTTCTGTGGATTGTCTTCGCTTTGAGAAACATTTAATGTCCAAATCTCACCTTTATGACCACCACCAATCGAAATTGGATTTTCTTTTGTAAATGGAAATGAATTCCAATTGCCAAATTGCTGTGCCAATGTGTCCCAATTTGAAAATCCATTTTCAGTGGTTAAGTCTGACCATAAATATGTTAAAGCTGATTGAAAATTACCCATACAAGACAAAGGAATGCGATATATTGCAAAATTGTCTTCTTCGAAATTGGTCACAAGAATTCTGTCTGACTCTCCATTCGTAAGAAGTGGTGACTTTTCAATACCTTTTGAAGGATATATTAAATATGCATCGCGATCTTCATCTAGAAAACCTGCAAAACAATGTAAGAAATTCGCAGTATCAATACTGTTAAAGCTGAAGTCTGGAATATTGTTATCCATTCTCTCAACTTGATAGCCATCACTGATGATAAGACCACGTGGACTTGCAGCGGTTGTTCTGTTGAGATATGAGATGGCAGAAAATGCCGCACTAGAACCCCGGCTTCCATCGATCTTTTCTAACACAAATGGCGTTACGTCATTTCCGGTATATTTCATCATCCATGTTGCGGCTTCTGTGAAGAACAAGATATCATCACGGTTAAACGCAGCACCGAAGAACCATGTATTGTCTGGGATATCAATGAATCCCGCTCCAGGCGCCGTATCGTTAAACACATCGCAATTTGCGCCAGTACCAGATATTCGTATGCGACGTGGAAATAATGCACCAGCCTCGATCGTTTGAAACAATACCAATCGATCTCTTACGTTAAAGATCTGTCGCGCATTCAGTGTTCCACCAGCGAATGTTGGTGCATATGCCGATACAGTTGTGCCGTCGTATTGTTGAATCACATCACCAACAACACCGTTGCAAAACAACAATCTAGGCGCACTGGCAGAACTTTCATAGTTCACCCACGACCAGAAGTCTGTTGCGCCACCACCAAATGTATATGCAGGGCTGATATCGTCTAATCGATTTGTAATTGCATTGTATCGATTAATATAGTCTGTATCAGCAACAATCAATTGACGTACGTTGTTTGTTGGATAAAAGCTCATTACGCCCATTACGGGTAGCCCTGGGTGGTAATCGTATGTGGCTGTGACTGTGGATAATGCAACGGGTGCAGTCGTAAATGTAATAGACACAGCACCAGTCGTGTAATCAATCGTTCCAGTACCATTGCCTGTAAATCCACCAACCCCATCGTCTGTTAGAACTTGAACAGGATTCGATCCATTTACAACGAACGTTCCACGTCTTATGGGTGTTGTTGCTGCTAATGTGAACGTTTGATTAATGCCATTTATCGCTCCAGTCATTACCACAGCAGATAATTTGTGGACCATTCTGCTTTCACAATATGTAGGTTCAATGCCCCTGGCAAATCCAGAATATCCATCTCGTTTATTGACAACTCCACGATAGACATAGCCATCTAGAAGATCGACCATTGCATCGTTTGGCAATAGCCACGGTTGCAATTCCCGATCAAATCCAGTCGCATAATTGGAAATAAGAAATGGTGTATAAGTCATGTCACACTAAATATTGTTACGTTTCCCATAAGAACATCTGTTAAAGCTTCTGTACTGTCAACGAATGTCACTTTTACGCTTGCAGTAGTCACAGAACTTGCATATGATGCAGCTCCAAGTACGCTTCCATGTGCAATGCTGCCGCTTGTATTTCTCATACCCGTTAATTGTACGATGTAATTGGCATTTGGCATAGCTGTTGTAAATGTGATCGTATATGTTCCAGTAGTTGTTTTTGAAACACTTGTAACATTGTATCCACTACGAATCGTTTGTGGAACACCAGCAATGGTCCCATTGAAATTCACAGCAGCACGTATAGGCATCGATGGGGACATCTGGTATTCAGCACCGGTGTCATCCATATAGAATTGATGAATGCGACCCGCAGAACTTTTAGCATAAACTCGTCCAGTCGATGCCAATGCACCCGCTGGGGCTTGTTGTGTCAGATGGACCAGATTATGGTAGCCATCGTTTGCTGCAATACTGAGATTGAATTGATGATCTGCACTTAATAGTGCTTGTAATCTGGTAAAGTTCCCTTGCGATTGTGCCGGAAAGATCGACGGAGAATCTGAACTTAACGGTATCAATGGATCAAAAGTCATATATCATCTCCATAATTAAAAATCTGGGCCAGTTCTTTGGGATTGCCATTGATTCCACGTTCTAGCCAGTACTTGTGCACGATAACGTCGATAGACCTGGAATACTTCGTTATATTTGTCCATCTCGCCGTAATCACTGAGAATGTCTAGTGCCGCACCATATGCTAAATAACGTGTAAGATATGCGTTTGGCACGTTAGACAATATCGATCCAGCGTTTGTATTTGACCCACCAGAAAATGAATAATCGATCTTGTAAGCCGATATGCGCACGTTGTATTCACGATCTGGTGGCCCACGAAACGTTAATTCGTTGTTCCAATACAGAACATATGTGGGCATCTGTGGTGTAAACACCGCTTGCCATGGCCATCTGGCGTAGAAATCTGATGGACTTTGATACCAGAATAATGGGAACGAAGTGGGATTTGGTGCATCGTATGCAATGTATGCCGGCGCATTAATGGTACTGAAACCCAGAGCATCCAAGTCAACAGGATATGGATTTACAGTCGTTTCATCTATTGTAAAGTCCCACCATGTCTGATTTTGGTAAATTCTCACCTCTTGCGGATGTTCTTGTTGTAAGAACGCATTCAAGTAGTCGATCATGATCTGATTTGTAAATGCTGGATCATTTTGATCAACCCGTCCGGTGACATTACGCAAAATCTGCAACACGCTTGAAGTTGACTGTGGAAGCACTGGGCCAGTGGTCATCTTGTATCCCTTTACTCGAAATCAATCACGTTACATGAAAATCGATTGCGCTCGCCGACTTGTTTTGTTTCTGTGTGTGTTGCATTCCCATATTCATTTTTCACTTCAGCAAAGATTGGAACTGCTAAATTGTTCAGAAACTTAACAACGGGTACTGACAATTGATATGTTCCACCCGGTTTAAGTTGTCCTTTCCAATAGATGTCTTTATTGCGTATGCAAACCTTAAGCAAGTTCTCTGGCTGATCGAATCTTTGAAATTTTATCTTAACATGTTTGTAGAAACTTTCATCAGGAACTTTGATTTTCATCTTATTTCGTTCATGCAAACAGAATCTGTTATGTTTCCTAACATGGGCATTGTAAATGTCAAAATCTGACAAGGACTTAATCTCAAAAGAGTCAAAGTCAAAGGCAGATGGCTTTTCTTGATCTGGCAGTTCTGCACCACGTAAAGTTGCAGCCTCAAGTACAGCTGCATCTTTTTCTTTTTGTGTTTTTCTCATGTTC